AAAGAAGAAAGGTATCAAAAGGAATGGATATTTGTTCCTGATGTAACACAACAAATAATTATTGGAGAAACAGGGAAATTCCCAGAAGTCAAAGTTGAGCCGTTGAAAAATTCAAATTAACAAAAAAATAATAACAATGGAAAGAAAAATAAAATTTAGAGGAAAGGAGAATTAATGGTATATAGCGAAAAAGAAAATGCCGTAGCATTAGAATTCAGCCGAGAAGAATTATCAATCATCGCAAAAAATATCGATAATCTCCGCAAAAGAATAAAAGAATTAGAAGATAAATTAAGAAATATCGATCTATGATAATTTTGTAAGTTACAAATTAATAAGACCCGCAATCGCTGCGAGTCTTATTTTTTTTACGTAATTATTTGCGAATCATCATCATTCATTGCCTTCATCCGTTCTATTTCCGCTTCTAATTCTGCGGCTTGTTTGGCCTTTTGTTCTTTGATTATCCTGTCCCATTCGCTGACAGTAGAATACATGGAAATCTTCTCCGATGCTGTCTGACGGGAGATAAATCCATTTTGTACCGATGTAGCTAAGTCTTGAACCATAGCACTTTCCGATACGTGTACATAAGGCTTGATCCACCATTTCATCGGTAAGGACATAAAATCTATGGTGCGTTTCATTTCCAACCCGTATCCGTAAAGAAATATCTTTACCATATCGTTTAAGAATGGCTGAAATTCATTAGCATCCGTTATTGCTTTCTCATAAGCAGGAGAATAAAGTATTTTAAGTGCTGCGGCTGGCAGGTCTCCCGATTTCAAAGCCGGAGGTATAACGGTAAAGGATTGTTCGTAGATTAGTTTATAAAGCGTGTCTAATTGTTTCATGAAAGACTCCGAAGCATTGGGGGCGTTCAAATACCCTGCTTTATCTTCTTTACCCATTTCAAGCACTTTGATTGTCCCGTTCATGTCGAATTCCTTACCTATTGCTGTGTCGCCATCACCTTGCAGGTAAAGAATGGGGAATCCGTAAGCCTGGTTATTCTGCGCCATCTGGGAGAATGCCAGTTCATATCCTTCTATAGAATCTTGTGATGGAGTCCAGCATGCCCCATCATCATCTCTTTTATATGCAACGGGGATAAAAGGGAACCCGTGTTCTTTGCGATCAACCTCCTTATATCCATCTATTCCGAATATGTCACGTATCCTATTTTTAAGACTGCCCTTACCCTTTTTATATCTAATAAGATAAGTATCGTCCCATACTTCAAGCCATTCGGTTATCTTATTGCCGTCTTCATCATAATCGTAATATGACCTTGCAAATAGAAGTGGTTCGCCGGTTATCGGATCGAAATGTGGATATAACGTATCTCCGTTTAGAAAGGATAATGTCTTATATCCAAAAACGCCGTTATTTATGTATCCTACATGTGCTACATCGCCTGTAATCTTGACCGATTTCACGGCTTCATAAAAAGCAATCTCCATATCCTTAGACGCCCATCCGGTGCGTATCTGAAGCGCTTGCAATTTTTGATCTTCACTAGGATTACTGATGTTCAACTCCGACTGAATATCGTTACCGCAAAGATGGATTATTTGTTTTAATGCGATAATCTGTTGAAAAGCAAAAGCATATCTTGGCACATATTCTTTATAAATCCTTCGTGTAGTTCCTGTCTGTTCACCATTATCGTCATAGACTGGCACGATTTCTTCTTTATAAATATCGGGATAAACCGAAGGGTCGTTGATAGAATGCCCTGACGGATAAAACTCCCTTAGAAAATCCGCCTGTGATATGGTTTTATATGAAAGATTATCATATGGCGCCGAAAATGGTTCTTCTGCAGCGGAAAACCTGCTTCCCGATAAATAACCAAACGGTAATACCCGCTTCCAAACTTTTTTTGTCTTAATGTCTCTTGGTTTCATCATTTTAATAATATGCGTGATTGGTATTTAAATATCTTACCCCCCACTTTGGTTTACCTGTATTTTTTTTCTTTTTAATCTCAAATATCATCCTCATCAACATGGCTTCTATAAAGTCAGGTGAATGTCCCACCAGTTTCTTCATATCCGCCTTTTTGATTAATGAAAATCCCTTATCCCAAGCCGTTGTATTGGCTTTAATGGCCTTACGTTCATCCATCAATATTTGTCTTAAATGAACGTTCCTATTCTTTCCCGCATTGAATCTGTATTCAAGTAAATGCGGCTCAATCGAAATCTCCCTGTCGATAAGTTTCTTCGCAAACAAATAAGCTGCTTGCGACTTTAAAGTATCGTAAAGTCCTTTATCTTCATTCGCCACCGATTCCCTATTGTTAAACGGTACGGCAGACTTGAAATATCCCTTGAATATTTGCCCTATACCGTTCAAGTCATAGGTGAAATTCTCCTCATTTACCTTCCATTCGTTAAGCTTGGATTTAACCACATTCACCGTGTCTTTGGAGTTCTTACGGCACACAAAAAGATCTTTAATGTGCCAGCCTACCCAAAGAATCATCACAAGATTATCTCCGCCGTCAAAAGCAGCATCAAGCGACACCCTTCTTACACCATCGCCCAACTGTTGGGGATTGTCGAAGAAATTCTCCATGTCTTTCATCTTGATCATATCGTCTCCCACAGTCTTGAAATGCCAGTTACCTTCCAAATCCCTTGCCCTTTGTTCTTCAGACTGTCCGGCCAGGTTGGCAAGATAAGTCGGATCAGACCTTAACAATTGAATATTGTCTGCTAGTTTGGCTTCTATAAAAGTAACGGATTTAACGAATAAGTCTGCGGGTGAACCGTAGATTGAATAAGAATCAAGCCAATATTTGTCTATAATGTCTCTACATTGTTCATATACTTCTTCTTTGGTGTCGCCCCAGTATATGTCTTGTACCTCATCACCATCCATAAAACAATACCTTACCACACCATCCCTTTCTTTGATTGGTAATCCGTCTTCGCCTATCCACCAATCGATGAACTTGGCTACCCATGAATCGGGATCCGGATTGCATGTACCAATAAATCTGTTTTTTATTCTGTATGCATTACGATTGATCGTAATAAGATATTTAAACTTATTATATTCCATATGGGTTATTTCGTCCACACCTATATATGCATATTGCTTCCCTTGCATACGTATTTTAAAATCTTCATAAGGATCGGAATAATAATTGAATTTCAATATAGATCCTGAATTGAAATTCCATGTCATATCTGCCTTCGAACGATTATATGTACCGAAATCTGAATACCATCTGGATGATTGATCGATTATGTCTGACAAGTCATCTACTTCCCTACGAAAGATAATAGCCCGAAAATCTTTATTGTTGTAATCCTTTAATCCTTCCAAAAGCAAAGCTCCAGTTTTACCACCGCCGCGAGATCCTCCTCCTATGATAATGTCCGCATTTGATTTTAAGATGTTCTCCTGACCACCTTTTTGTGCGATTACTTTATAAGGATTACGCTTCTTTTGATCGTCCTCACGCAACTTATCGATATATTCGTAAGAATAGACCTGTTTGCCTTTATATGATATACCGGAAAAAATACCCATTTAGTTATTATTTTTACAAAAATAGTAAAAATTTTTCACTTATTGTTTGTTAATACAAAATTAATCCATATATTTGCAACAAATATAGAAATTATATTAAATCTATAAAAATGGAATTAGAAAAAATCTTATCCCAAATCAAGTCGAAAGTCGGACAAACCGACGTATCAGACCAGTCCATTGCGGACTATGTGAAGTTGCATCTGCCTGATGATGCCGAACCCGATGAAGCCTTTTACGATAAAGCCGTTAAGCTTATTAAGTCGTTTCAGGGCAATATGTCGAATTTCGCAGCAACTACGGTTAGAAAACAGGTGGACGCAAAATTGAACGAGCTAAAAAATAGCCAATCTCCCGAAGCGGAGACCCCGAAAGAAGGAGATAGTGAACTATTAAAGCGGCTTGAAGCCATTGAACAAGCATTGGCAAACGAAAGAAAGGCAAATGCCATCAATTCGTTGCGCAATAGCGTCAAGGCAAAGGCTGCAGAACTTAAAGTTGCGAATAAAGCTCTCTGGAACGATGTTGTCGAATTCGTGAAAATACCGGATGAAGCAACCGAAGACGTTCTTTTGGATCAGGTAAAAAAGACCTACGAACAAAAGCTGAAAGAATACACCGGTAATGGTGCAACGCCTTACGGTGGAGGACAGAGGGCTGCGGCGCAACATATGAGTACAGAGGAAGCAACGGCTAAAAGGGAGGCTTTTAAAGAAAGTCTTAGAAAAAGCGGTAAGCTTCCTAAAAAAGAAAATTAATTTTAAAAAAAAATTACAATGAACAAAGGAACATTTAATGCTATTGTACAAGGTTCTCAAAAGATTGGTGAGAGCAAGGTCATATGGTCTCGTGTTCGTGAGCTTTATCAAGGCGGAGGGACAATCGATCCCGATAAATTCCCTCCAAATACCATAATTCCGGCAGGGACGATGGTAAAGTTTAACGGGCCGGGCAAAGAAGTCGATATTGTTACCGCTGACGGATCTGAAGGGACTAAAGAAGTCAATATTCTGGTAATAGCAAATGGAGCTACTGCCGAAGGTAATATATCCATTACACTTGATGGAACACCGGTTGAGGTAACACTTGAGGGGACTGAATCACCTGAAGCTATTGCTGCGGCAATTGCAGAAGCAACCTTTACCGGTTATAATGTAACGGCTAACGGTAATATGGTGGTATTCGCCGCTGATGCGGTTGGCGTAAAAGAAGAACCTGTATTTGATGCCGGCGACACCGGTGTAATTGCAGAATTCGAAACACCAGTAAAAGGTACTGAACCACAAATATCCGATTTAAGTCAAGTCAACGGGCTGATATTTGAAGATGTATATATGCCTGAAGGTACTATTCACGCTACGTGTGCAGTTGTACGTGCAGGACGTATTTATGCCGATAGGGTTGCAGGCGGAGGCTTGCCTGCCGAAATCGAGGATCAATTACCAATGATTGAATTTGTTAGAGAAGATTAAGAAAGGAGGACATTATGTTACAAAGAGATAGAAATTTTTACGACCTTGTAGGTAAAGGTCTTGCTTCTTTAGGGTTTACCCAAGAAGACGCATTCAATCTGTGGGTTGAAGATACGTTCGCAGAAAAGTACAACGCAGAGGAGATTTATTCGCAAATGGGATTCCCCATGAATCCGAATATCCCTATCAGTCCTACTTATTCGCAGATAGAGGCTGCATTCAACATCTATTCGATGGCTACTTATGTAGATATCGATTCCGATGGTGCAACCAAATCGACCGAAGGACTTGAATTGAAACAAGGCGGATTGCCGACGTTCAAACACGAAATCCCCGTTTCAAGAAAGATCATGCGGGAGATGATGGTATTGGCCGAAAGAATGGGTGGTGTTGACGAACAGATCGAGGAAACGGTGATGAAATTGTTATTCAATAGTGTGGACAAGTTGCTTGGCGGTAACTACAACACTATGAGATACCAACGACATCAGATCGTTTCAAACGAAGGTAAATTGGTTATCGATGCCACAAATAACCCACTTGGTACTTCACTTACCATTGACTTTGGTGTACCAAAGAAGAACAAATTCACGGATAAATGGTACACGGTTGGTACGGATGGAACTGTCACTGAAGAAGAAGGTATCGACCCGATTAAAAAGATGAAAGACATCAAGAAGAATGCCGAAAACAAAGATTTTGCACCTGAAGGACATTGGGAGGTAAGCAAATCGACATGGGATATTCTTGTCGATCTTCCTTATTTCCGCAAACAATGGGCTTTGTCTGTGAATCCTGATGCCGATGAATCTAATCTTCTGGCATACGGTAATCTTCAAGATGACGACACCATCAAGGAATTCATCGAAAAACGTGTAGGTGCGCCGATTGTTGTCGTGGATGCCATTGCGGAAGTTGAAAAGAAAGGTGAACGTGTAACCCTGAAATCTTTCAATGACGGCGTATTGGTTTACGTGCCGAACGAAGATTTGGGTGATGTTCAATTCGGGCGACCGATATTTTCCGTTTCTTCTGCCTCAAGGGCTGCTTTGTATGACGGAGGTCGTACACTGTTATTGCAGCACTTCAACGATGAGACGATGACACAGGTTATTAAGTCTGAAGTAACAGGACTAGTAGTTCCTAATAAGACCCGCTGGTTCTATTATCTACATGTTGATTAATGGATACTTCTCAATATACAACCAACACAATTCCCGTAGAGGCATTTCTGCGGGGGTGTGTAGGTTATTCCGTGACTGACGAAGCGCTGATGTCAATCTTCGTGAAAAGGGGCGTAGATCCTGGAACACCAGCTACATCGCTTCCCGTAAAGACGCTTGAGTTATGTAAAGCCGATCTATATGTCTATTGCGCCACCCTGCCAAGTACTACTTCAACGGTAGAGGATGCCGACGCAGGATGGAGACATAAGGAAGGTGGAACACAAAAAAGCGTATCCGATACCGCAAGATTGATACAGATGGCTAACATCATTTACGAAAAGTATGGAGAGGCAACCTATAAGTCGACAATAAAAATGAAACCCTTTGGAATGAAGTTTCATGTATAATCCACGCTTCCCACATACGTGCAGAATATATCGGATGACCGATCCGACGCCGTTTAGTAGCGGCGAGGAAAAAACCGTTTATGAGGGTAAGTGCAGAAAATATACGAATACTTCAAGGTTTAACGAAGTTATCGTTTCCAAATACGGTTTATCCATACCCGGCACACTACCTATCAAGGTAGGCGATCTTTTAACCGTTACCGATGCTACCGGAACATTTGAAGGTTCGGTTGTGGAGGTGAGTGCAGGGAATTTGGGAACGACGGTGTTCTTTAATACGACGGGACAATGAGCAATGCAAAGGCATTAGAAGAAGGTTTGAAGAAGGCACGAAAGATTGCATTTGAGCATGTGCAAAAATGCCTTGAGGATGCTTGCGACGACCTTGTGGATGATGCTATTGCCAAATACAAGTCCCCGATAGGGCCTTTCACGGGTAATACGATTACAAGTTACGCAATAGGTTTGTTCATAGACGGAAAATTCGTCTATTACTACAAAAACGACGGGATAAAACCGCCGGTAAGGGTAAAACTAAAAAAGGGCGAACGAGTAAGATTATCACCCACATGGAGCGGCGATGAACGCAGCTTCACGGGGCTTGTCGATACGGATGGCGGATATGGTGAAGAATTCTCCTATAAATTTCTTCAATCATATAAGTCGAATACGAAAGGTATCGAATTGGTAATGTGTTCGGGCACTGAATATTCAACCTACATCGAGAATGTATTTGGTGGAAATGTGCTTTATGACACATTTAAGAATGCAAAACCTATTCTTATGACGAATTTTAAACCTATGGAGTAATGGCAAAGAAATTCCCAAGAAAGGACATATTGCAATCATTATATACTACAT